CAAAAGACATCGTGATAAAGCACGGTCCTGTGGTTAGATTAGATGAAATTGCAAAGAAAAGAATAAAGCGTAGAACAATTCAGTTAATGAGACGTCCTACTTAATTGTACTGTTAATTCCACAATTCCTTTCAAAGTATCTGGTCAAGGGACTATCTTTATGATAGGACGAGTACTCGGCTCGAAATACTTGTTTCTTTTTAGGTTTACGTGGAAGTTTTTTTTTGATTTTCTGATGTCGCATCAAAACTATATTTAGCATTAGACATCTGATTCATCTGCACAACAATCGCTTGGGCATACGCAACAGCGTGAGACTTTTTAAAAAAGTAACTGCCGTCGGATGGTTTAATCCAAACTTCTTTGAGAATGTCTACCCAGTCCTTGTATAAAAGATGTCGTTTGGCTGGCCTGATTATGGCCAACACTGCGGCCAGTTGTTCTATGTTCTTTGGCTCCAGTTTAGATACTATCTCAAAATGGCCATTCAAATGGAAAAGTTGTTCTACAATTTTTGGGTCTTTCAGCATATCCCAATTAGGTTCCTGGATCATTAGTTCAACTAATTCTTGTTCTGACTTTATGTTTTTATAGATATTCACATTCAATAGATCTATCTTAAAATAGCCTCTGTCCTCCGCTGTTTTATAGTTCAGACTACTGTGTCCAGACAATGGATTTTTTGGTATGTTGTGAAAATACACACCGGTTTTGTGTTTTTCATGTGTGTGGTTTTTAATAATTGTTGCAGGAGTATGTTTGAATAGTTCTAAACATTTGTCTCTGTCAAAAAAATCTATATCTACATCAGGCATTAATTCAATCTTCCTTTGTCAACATTTTCTAATATTTCTAAGTTTGCCGTCGGATCAAAAATTTTCAGTATCTCCAAAACCCTTTCTGTGCCCGCAGTATGTGGAGTATTCTTGTTCATATCCGGCATAACTAATTTTTTTAAATTTCCATCTTTGCCAATAACCAAAACACTATCTCCTGACATTATTTCTAATTCATTTTTTTGACTACTCAATTTTGGCCTCCTTTACTGTTTCTTCAACAAACAGTAGATCTGATTTGTAATTTTTGAATTTGTTATTCCAAAATATTGGATCAATAAATCTATCACACATTTGTAATTGCTCATCGTTAAATGATTTTAACATTTTTTTACCAGCTCTGCAACCGAGCACCAACCATGGAGATATCTTTCCTTGTTGTATATGCATAACAGCACGATTGGTGTTGACCAATCTGAAATAGTCACTCCATTGAGCGTTTTGTTCCTGTGCCCAGTCCATCATTGTTGCTATTGTTCTCTGCAGGGCAGATTCAACCGGCTCTGATTTCAAAACGTCTATAATGTATGCTTCGTACAGATCGTCTCTTGCCCAGTGATCCAGTTTTATTTTTGAAGTAATGATGTAATCGATATATTTGTCTGGATACAACGGATTGATATGCATCATATATCTACCAAATTTTACAAAGGCGTTGTAATAGGCACTTTTGCAGAAGTCATCATATGTTTTTGGTTTTGAAGAATTTTGATGTATTTGATAAAATCTTTGAAAAACTATGAAGGCATTCTGCACCCATTTTTCATGTTTTTGTAAATGTCTTCTTTTTGGTTCGCATAGATGCACTTGCAGTGTCCTTGCCTTTTGGAATGTTTTGTTACAGTATGTGCAGGTATTAAGATTTGATTCCATGTGATTCCAAGAGTTCTTCTAGTTCAGCGTCTGTGATTATAGCATCAAGTGTCTCGAGGTCTTTTTCCTTCATTGCTGGAAATATTTCCTGCAGTTGTTTCAGACTTTTGTTTGGTACTTTTTTCATTGGTTTTATCCATGGATGAAATTGTTGTTTTAATCCTCCACACATCGCAGTAAGTATCCAGCAAAGTTTTTTGTGTTTGCCTGACAGCGTAAAAAGATGTTTGTTCACGCACTCGTTTATCATTTCTAGATAGTGTTCCTGATAAAATTTATCTCCAGTAACCGAACTAGCATACCTCATTATCATGTACGGAGAGTAAAGGCTTCGCTCTTTGTCATCGATTCTATCATAGTAATCTTTGTTACGAAAATCTATCGCTTTCATTCCGTTCCGAAGTTCAAAAAATTTTCTATTATCTTTCTTTTGTGTTACCATACAGATCCGTAATCGAGTTGTTCAGACTGCCTTGATATGTCCTTTACAAAATAAGCACAAGGCGGATTTGGACGATCACTCAAGGGCACTGCTAGAATCTGACCAGATTTTATTTTAGGAAAATACCATTTTACTTCCTGGTAGATGTCTACTATGTCCACTCCAGCAAAATCGGGTCTTCCACCTGTAAGTGGATTGAAAATAAACGCCTCAAAACCTCTATCATTTAAACTTGTTATTGGCAAGACGTGTAATTCTCCTTGCTCGGCATCTCCTATAATCATTTTCCAATCCAAAGGCATTTTAATTTTGTACTTTCCTACTTGTAACACTGCCGCTGGTGCATTAAAAGATTCAAGAAAAATTAAAGGAATGAAATAATAATCTGGGTCTTGAGGATTTGAGTTGTCAAGAACAGCAAATCTCAAACTGTCATCCACATATTCCGGAATCTTTTCCAACGTGTATGTTTTATTGTCAATTGTAAGGATTTTCATAATCTATCTTTTCTATATTATACGGATAATTGGCCTCTTTGTAAAACTTTTTCCTCTGCCCGAGGTGTCTTTTAGCAAATTTACAGGAACTGGTAATGTCCCATATCTGTACATTGTCTTTGTCTTCTGCCTTCCTGATACCACGTCCTATGCTCTGTATCACTCTAACGAATGACTTGCCAGGCTCTATGAGAACAAGATTAAAAATCCTAGGAATATTAATGCCAACAGCGGCAACTCCATATGTGGCGATAATAATTTTATTTTTCGCAGTAGATACTTCATCATAGTGTTCTTTCCTTTCTGGGTTTTTGGTTGAGCCTGATATAAACACCGAACCTTTTAATTTTTTTTCTAGTATTTCGCCTGCCGATATTCTATCCACTAAAATCAATGTGTTTCCAGAAGTCGCTATACTATCAATTGTTTTAGAAATCCAATCCATTCTTGTACTATCGGTGGTAAGCCACTTTAGTTCCTCCTGATAGTTTTTGAACTCGGGGTGGTCTTGTGTCTGTAGCACATTTACATTGCAGTTGGCTAAAACTCCTTTGTCCTGTAATTCCTTCGCCGCAATCTTATTGACAACATCACCTATACTACATTTGAGACCATAAAATTCAAAATCCGCTTTTGGCACAGTACCTGTCAAACCCCAACGTATGCCACAATGAGCAAATGGTCCTGTCAACATTCTTTTAAGTACATCGGCCTTGGCCATATGCACTTCGTCGACTATAATAGTATTGATTCCTTTTATTGCTTCTAAAAAATCTGCTGTGTGTTCGTCCTTGCTTTTTTTTTCTAAAACATTCAATGATTGCCAGGTTGCTATTGTATTTTGTCTTCCTAGTTCTTTTCTATCTCCGTAGTATACACCTACATCGAGATTACAAGTCAAAAAATCGTCTTCGGTTTGAGTCACCAGGCTTTTGTTAGGAACAATGGTCAGTGTTCTTCCGTAGTCTTCAACTAATTTACAAAGGGTGGCTGTGATTATTGTTTTTCCCGCTCCGGTGGCTATTTCTTGTATGCACTGAGGACTTTTTATAAACTCATTGATTATTTCTACCTGGTAGTCTCTCAACTCAATTGGTTGTCCTGCACAAGGATGTGATTCCGGCCAAGTGATATTTGAAAGATAATTTTTGTCTATCAGTGTGAATTCAAAATTATTTGGAGTGCGATGATCTTCCAGGTCAACGTATACACCAGCGTCTTCTAATATTGGTAAAATTTGATCCACCAATGCCAGATAGGTGGTGCCGCCCAATCCAAAGAAACTGATCTTTCCGTCCCATCTTCCAAGTTTTACCGCTGGTAAGTGCCTCGCATAAGGTATCTCAAATTTGAATTTGCTGTGTAGTTTTTTCCTGTGATCTAATGATAGATTTTCAAATTTTACATTTACCTCGTCTTTGATCACAAGTTTGCAACTGCTCATTGTTTGTTTTCCTTATATAGGTTTTCTACTTGTATAATACAATCTTTTTGAAAGATTATCAACCAGGATGTTTACCGTATTTGAGCCAGTTGGCCAAAAACTATTGTCCTCGATATTAAGTGCCACTCTAGGCCTAAGATTGGATTTTAAAAAAGTTCTTGATAATTTCCTGTTTATAAAAATAACTTTTGTTTGGTTTGAGATTATTTTTGATGTTCTAGAAAACGATACCAGGTCTAGCCATCTTTCATAGATATCTTTTCTTTCTCCTAAATGTTTGGTTCCATAAACACTTTCTAGACTATATGTATCTTCTGTTTCGGCTCTGAAATCGATAGGTTCTTTGAAGTCATAAGTGAAGGAAATTCCGCTGTCGGCCAGTCCTAGTCCCTTCCAGGCCTTAAAAAAATTTTCAACTTCTTTTAGATCTTTATGCGTCTCTAATTCAGCATATGGTACAAATATTGGAAAGTCGTTAAGTTCCATTAATGCTGATAATGTTTCCTTCAATGAATACTTGTTTCTGTCTATCCATATGTTTCTGCTTGTAGAACACGCTATCACATCGGCCAAATGACTTTTTTC